TGATAAGCGCCTGCAAAATCTGAAAAAGAATCAACCTAATTCTTTCATCAAGAACCGGCATTGGGTTTGACGCGGCCAAGTCGCCATCATTCGTGCCGTCTGTTCCAAGTGCCAATTTGACGCGCTGAAAACGTGTCCCGCTGATATTATCAGCAGCAATTGGAACCGCGCTTGGGTCAGATGAAGGTAGATACGATACGTTATCGCTCATTTTTTACCCTCAATTCTGCAAGTGAATTGTGGAAGCATCCAAGGTGAACGTGCCTCCGCTTGACACCACATCAGAGCCAAAATCGTTCACCGCAATCAATTCGTCAGCACTTGCCGCGCCACCGCGCGAAACGTAATAGACCGCCTTGCGCGCTGTAATTGTTGATGCTGGCCAGCTTACCTGCCCAAGCGCAATATCCACGCGATCATTGGCTGTGTCTTTGGTAACCGTCACCGCAGCAGTCGCTCCGCCGCCAGTATAACCAGCGCCTGAGACTTCATTCGTTACATCGCTGCGCTTGGCGTGCGTGTCCTTGTTTTCGGTATATGCCGAGGTTGTCAGCATCACCCGCACCGTCACCGCGTCAACGTCAATCAAACCGCGAATGACATCATCCCAGAAGGAATTGTAAATCAGGCTGGCCATTATCGCATCCCCTTGAATTGCAGAAAAGCGCCCGCTGCAATTGCGCCCAGCACCGCCATCGTCGTTGCCTTAACAACTTGACTCCAAACGGTTTTCTTTGTCGATCGCCAAGCGTCAAGAAGGTTTCGCAATTCCTTCATATCCTGGCCCGCATTTTCATCATGCAGGCCGATGGATTCCAAAGCCGCCTTCGCGCCCTGCTGAGCGGCGCGGGCAATCATCTGTTCGATAACCTCGGGAGACATTGCGCGGCGCTCTTCTGGCATGGATCAGCCCTCGGCTTTTTTCTTCGCCTTCGGTGGGCCGGGCACTTCTGCCCAGCCTTGCCGAATGGCTACCGCCGCGAGGTCACCGTGGACGGTATCGCCCACGGCAAATTCGCGACCATACACCTCGCCGTCCGGTGCCCCGATAAAAGGCACCGTGACGATTGCCACAACCTCAGACATTAGGTCGTGCTAATGCGAAGGAGCTTGATGGCTTGGGAGTTACGGATGCGCCCGCCAACACGCTTACGGATATAAAACTGCACAAAGCCAGGCAGGGTGATTTCATCGCGCGTCATACGCATGCCGACGCGATCCGCAATCAGATAGCCCTCACGGAAATCACCAAAGGCCAGCGGGAACACGTTGGCGGCAACCGCCGGCATGTCTTCCGCTTCGGTAATCGGGTATCCAATGAAGGTTTCTGGTTGATTGGCAGAAAGCGAAGGCTGCCACAGATAAGCACCCGTGCCGGCGCCTTCGCGGTATTTGCGAAGGGCAGAAAGCACCGCCTTCGAAGTTACCCAACGCGCATTCGCGCGATACCGGGCGCGCAACGCATAGACCAGATCATAGAAGGTATCAGCGCTGGTCGGCAGCGCCGCCGCCTGGCCAGAAGCGATATACTGCAACGTCCCAAAGGCGCGCGTAGCATCCGCAGTCACCACAGGCGTTGGGCCAGCAAGGAAACCAGTCGGACGATTGGTGCCGTTGCCAGAAACAAAGGCCAAGCCTTCGCCCTGCGCCATGGCTTCCGCCGCGCTGGTAACAAGCCAGTTTTCGACGTCGAAGAACAGATCATCAAGGCTTTCTTCAGACGCGCGCGGGCGGGCAGAAGCAAGGCCGAAAGTCGGTGCCACTTCAGCCAAGTCTGGCGTGTTGGTCTGGTTGCGCGTTGCCGCCTCGCCAAGCCATTCGAAAGTCGCGCCGTTGACGTCGAACAGTTCCTTATAGTCAGGGCTGCCCACCGTGCGCACCGTCGCAATCTGACGGATCGGCGAAATGTCCACTGACAACCGCGCAATCGTGCGCTCGATCACTTCCGGCAGGGCAAACCCACCAGCGGAGCCGGTGGAGGTCACAGTCTGAGCGGCGCGGGTTTCAAACCCGTCATCGTTCATCGCGCGAGTTTGCAACGCCTTCGCCGTTTCGCGCATCTTCATTTCAGCGCGCGGGTCGCGCGGATTGCGCACCCAACCGAGGAAGGCATTGCGATAGGCAAGCGCCTCGGCAGTGTCAGCACCAGCGCCTGCCTCGCCAGCGCCACCCGGACGCGCGGCGCGGGTTTCCGCCTGTTCGATGCGCTTTTTGATTTCTGCCTGGGCGTCAAGCACAGCGTCAATGCGCGAAAGCTTTTCGTCCAGAAGCGGATCAGCAGCGCCGCGCTTGGCGATTTCGGCAAGGCGCGCGTCATTCGCGGCCTTGTATTCTTCAAAAGCAGCGCTGATTTTTTCAATGGCGCTGGAAAGAGCCTCAGACATGAGGGGTTCCTTTCAGGATCAAGATTGCAGGGAACGCAGCAGCTTTTCGGCTGCCCGGTTTGCGCGTTCGGTTGCGATCTCGGCCTCTCGCCGCTCGGCACCCATTCGCATCAGGCGAGACACAAGGGCCGTCGCCTGAGACTTCGACACGTCGGGCGCTACATCACGCAGCCACCGCTCGGCATCGGAAGGTTTCAGAATTTCATCAATCGCAGCAGCCTTCACGCGCGTCACGCGCGCCGATTTCGCCGCCGGAAAAGTCACAAGCGAGACTTCCCAAAGGTCAACCGCCCGCACCGTGCGGATGTTTGTTTTGGGATCGTATTCGTCTTCCTTAGTCATGAAACCGATGGACAGGCCGGAAATGGCGCCAGCCTTCACAAGCGCGAAAGCCTCACGCGCCTGGGCAACATCCATCGCCAAGCGGCCCTTCACGCGAAGGCCGCGCTGATCCTCGTCCATGCTCTCCCAAACGCCAATCGGCATATCTTGCCGGTGCTGCCAAAGCATGGCCGGCATAGTGCCCGTCGCGCGATGCTCGGCAAGGCTCGCGGCAAAAGCGCCCGGCACAACAACATCGCCGTAAGCGTCTTCTTGCCCAAAGACAGAGCCGAAGCCTTCAATAACGCCCTCTTCGCCAGCCGCGCGAAGGGCAAGCGCAAAGTCGCGCGTTTCCCGCCGCGCGCCCTGTTCGCGGTTTTCAGTCATGCCAATTTCCTTCGCTTAAACCACCGGAGTTTCCGGCGCGGGCGCAGCGGGAGCGCCATTCATGTTCGCAGGCGTCAAAGGCTCATCAAGGCCGGGCAACGGGTCTTTGCCTTCCTCATCGCGCAATTCATTTCGGGTATAAATGCCAAGTTCCGCCATGGCGCGCGCCCATACTGCTCGGTCCGCCATGCTGCCCGCCGTCAGATAGCGCGTGTCAAATTCGCACCACAAAGGCCCGGCGCCATCCAGCAGAAACTCATCCAGGCGCTGCAACCAAAGTTGGTGCCAAGGCGCCAGCGTGTGCTTCAAATGCGCCGCAAAGAACGCTTCCGAGCTGGCGAAGGTCGCGCTCTTGTCGGAATGCCCCACCATGATCGGAAACACGCCAAAGGCGCGGCAGATTTCCTCAATCTGCAAGCGCCGCGTCTCGACATGCTGCGCGTCCACGCCGGTCATAGCCATCGGCATGTATTTCATGGCATTGTCGAGAATAGCCGTGCCGCTGCGCTTTTCTGCCGTGAAGCGTTGCCATGATGCGCGAAGGCGCTCCATAGCGGCAGTGTCTAGTTTGGCTTCAGTCGTCAGGATACCAGCAGGACGCCCGCCGTTTTCGTGCAGCTTGGCCTGCGATTGTTCAGCCGCCATGGAAAGCCCAATGGCCGAGGCCGCAAGTCGCACCGCATTTAGGCCGCGCCAGAAATCCCACTGCCAATTCGGCAGGTGAAACACATCATCGGGCCCAAGTTCGCCAATGAAGCCGAATTCGTCATGAATCCGATACCGCACCTGATAACGCGCCGTGCGGTCGATCTGGTAATTGCCAGGCCGCACCGGAATCAATTCCCGCACCCGATTGCCGGCCATCACCTTCACCGCCAAGGCATCGCCGGTAAGCGCCGCGTGAAGCGTCATCGTGCGGCGAAACTCGAAGCTCGTCTGCCACTCATTCGGGCGACGGGACAACATCCGAAACTCTGGGATATTGCGCGCAAGCTGGCGCCGCCGATTGGCGTCTTCCCGAAACACATTTAAAGCAGGCGTGGCGCATCCGTCCGCAATCGTCTTCACGCACGCCAGCACCGTCGCCACCTGAAGCGCAGTCTGTGGCGTCACTGCGAGACCGGCAACCGTCGCGCCATAGGCCTCATTTATGCGCGCCATCACCTCTTCGAACGGGCGCGGCGCAGATCGTAAGGAAAGCGCCCCTCGAAGGCGCGTGATCAAGTTCATTTCACAGGACCACCATCTCCGAGGTTTCAAGATAGGAATGCGCTTCAGCCTGCGCCGTCGCGGCCCCTACTGCCATCGCCAGCGCGACAAGCGCATCAATGCGGTTAACAGCCTTGCGCTTGGAAAACCAGAAATTGCCAAACGGATCGTTTTCCGTTGTGGCGCTCATCATGGCGGAAATCAGCACTGGCGATCGCCGTAGCCTTATCCGCTTTTCAAGAATAAGCTGCTCCAAGATCAGTTTACTGCCGGGCATCCATAGCCCTTGCGCGCCTTTCTTTTTGCCGCCTTGCGGGTGTTCCACAATGGGCAGCGTCACGCCAAGGCCATCAAGCTCCGGCTCAAAGTGCCGCTTGAAGCCGTAGCTGTCATAGGCCACCGCCGCGATTTCATAGAGCCCGACCAATTCCGCCAAGCGCGCGGCGACAAAATCAAAGCGCACCATTCGGCCAGGCGCGGCATTCAGAAAGCCGTCCTTTACCCAAAGATCGTAGGGCACGTTATCCCGCAACGCGCGCTCGGCAAGCGTATCGCCTGGGGTCCAAGCTTCTACCCAAGCGTCAAAGGTCGGCAAACGCGCCGTGGTGCCATCCTCGCCCGGCATATCAACGAAGCCGGTCGGGACAACAAAAGCCAGCGCGGTCAAGTCTTGCGTGGCGGAAAGGTCAAGCCCGCAGAAAACCCGCTCGCCGGTATGCTCTGTTTCAGGCTCAAACTCACTCAGAACCGCTTCAAGCGCGGGGCGAGACATCCAGGCGGTGTCGCTTTCCGTCCATTGGCAGAAATGCAACCGCAAGATGTTGTTCAACTTGCCAGGTATCGCCTTTGCCTGACGCACCACCCCGGCGAGGTAGTCCGGTTGCACCGTTACGCCTAGCAGCGGGTTAGCCTTCACCCAACAGCCTGGATCCTCCAGCGGGTCATCGTCGGGATCAAGGCCACACACGAAAGAGAAGGCTTCATCGTCCAGCACTTCCCCGACGAAGGTGAACGCCTCGTCCGGCTCGCGCGTCCCGGCTGCGACCCGGACCGCGTGTTGATGCTCTTGCCAGCAAACCGATTGCCGATCGGAGCCGGAATTGGTCGCCATAATCAGCAACGGTTGCCGGCGCCACTTGAACCCGCGTTCCAGCATCTCAATCATGGTGCCGTTGCGGTGCTCATGCACCTCATCGCAAAGCGCGCAACTCGGACGCGGGCCAGATTGCCCGTCATCGCTGCTTATCGGACGGAAAAAACTGCCCGTCTTAAGGTCCGCCAAACTCCACACCGGGTTGCCGCCGCTTGGCGTCAGCCTGCCCGATAGCGCCGGGCTTTGCTGAAACATCGCCACCGCGTCCCGGAAAAGAACCATAGCCTGGTCCTTTTTGGACGCCGCAGCATAAACCTCGGCCCGGTCCTCGCCGTCTGCCAAAAGGCACCACATGCCGATCCCGGCCATAAGGGGGCTTTTCCCGTTACCCTTGGCAATCTCGATATAGGCTCGCCGAAAGCGCCTTGTGCCGTCCGCACGCTTCCAGCCGAATAGGCTTCCCACGATGAATTTCTGCGACGGATGAAGCGTGAACGGCTCGCCTTCAAACTGGCCACCATTCAGCCTTAGAACGTCCTTAAAAAACCCAATCGCCTTATTGGCGGCGATTACATCCCACGTCAGCCCGCGCGCCTTGGCGCCCTTTAGGTCCGCCAAGTGCCGCTTGGCAGCATTGCGCGTATGAGGCCCCGCAATAACGCGGGAATCTACCACATCACGCGCCCAGGCGGTTGTGGCGTCTTCCGGGGCGTCAGAAGTAGGCGGCGGCGGGGTCTTGATCCCCTTCGCTGGGCGGCGTGGCGTTAATGCGGCTCCTGGCACTTGGCGTCATCCCAAATTCTGCGGCAAAGCGCACCATATCAGTCGCGGCCTTGTTCGCCGTGCCGACAAGCGGGTTCTGAATCGCATTCCCGTTCGTGGTCTTGATCATCAAGCCGCCGGTCAACTGATCCCGCTTGGCCATTTCAGCAATCGCGCGCTCGGCTTGCACCCAGCGCGCATAAGCCTGGCAATAGGCGGCAAGCGCGGCCCGATCCACACCGGACAACAGGCCGATCTTGTAAAGTTCCTCAGACACCCGGCCCCATTCCACCTTGGCCTCGTCCGCCAAGTGCGGCGGTGGGGAAGGCAGCGCAGCAATCGCCTTAGCCTCTGCGGTTGGCAGTGCACGCTTGCCAGGGTTGCCGGTGACTAGCTTTAGGTGCGTCGGCTTGGGCTTGCGTCCGGCTGTCATGCTGCCTTCTTGCCGATGCGCTCAGCCTCAAGTTCTGCATAGGTGCGGCCATCGCTTTCTAATGTGGCGAATTGACCGCTAAAATTCTGCCAGCGCTTCACTGCAACGTCCGAATATTCCGCGGCCAACTCCATGCCAAAGCACGAGCGCCCATTTTTCTGCGCGCTGATTAGCTGCGTTCCGCTACCACAGAAGGGCTCAAACACAATGTCGTCGGGATCAGAGAACGCTGTCAGCATCTCGGACACGAGATCCACGGGGAAAGGCGCGGGGTGATCCAGACCCTTGCCGACTTTACCGACTTGCCGCGTGATGCGGATCACGCTGTCGGGGATCTTGTTCGGCTGCGCGCTTGCTTCGGGGCTAGAGAATGCTTTAGGCACTCCATCCTTGCCACGCATCGTGGACTTAGAAGCGCGGACGCCGATGTTATTCGGGTCCTTTGCCTTCGTCTTTCGCGCACGCTCAGCCACGCGGTTGAAGTGAAACACCCACTCGTGCGACGGCGCCAGCCTACCGTTCCAGTCATCCGGCAACCCGAAGCCCTGGTCCCACACATACCATCCAAACCGCCGCCATCCAGCCGCGCGCATCCACTCGATCCAGCCGTCCCAATACGGGAGCCATTCGCCATCCCTGTGGATCAAGCCAAGGTTGACCAAAACCTGCGCATCATGTTTGAGCGGCAACAAAGAAAAGACGCCTTGCATGAGCGCGTCCCAATCCGAGATGCCGCCGGACTTGTAATCCCGCTGCTGCCCGTAAGGCGGCGACGTGAAGCACAAATCTGCTTCCTGGCCCGCCATAAGTTGCGCGATGTGCTGCGGGTTGGTGCTGTCCCCACACATGAGGCGATGACGGCCCATAATCCACACGTCACCGGGACGCGTGACCGGGTCGGGAGCAGGCTCAGGAACAAGATCGGACTCGCCCCCGTTTTCGTCCAGGGGATCAATTATCAGCGTTGCCAGCTCATCAGCCGAGAAGCCCGTCAACCCGGCGTCAAAACCTAGGTCGGCCAGCCCCTTCAATTCCTCGGCCAGCATGGCGGTATCCCACCCGGCGTTCAGCGCCAGCTTGTTATCCGCCAGCACATAGGCCCGGCGCTGCGCCTCAGACCAGCCCGCTGCAACCATAACCGGCACTTCTGCCAGGCCAAGCTTGCGGGCCGCCATGACGCGTCCATGGCCAGCAATAATGCCGCCAACCTCATCCACCAGCACCGGCACGGTCCAGCCCCATTCGCGGATCGAGGCGGCAATCTGCGCCACCTGTTCCTCGGAATGCGTGCGGGCGTTCCTGGCGTAAGGGATCAGCGCATCAATCGGGCGCCGCTCTACCTTGTCTGCCGGCCATTCAACAGTCATTCGACCCCCGGTCGTCATTTCGCGGCGCTGTGCGCGGAGG